CCGTCGGAGAGGTCCAGCGTTACGTCCCCGTTGGCGGTGGCTCGGCAGGCGAGACGGATATTTCCGTCGCCATCCGAGCCGTACCAGGCGTATTGAACACTCATGTCAGATACCGAATTTTCTCACCGGGGAAGAGATGATGTTGACGAATGGCCTGGGCAATGCTGACGGTGTTATAGGTCATCTGCCGGTAGCTCAGGATATTCCGGATGCGGCTGGTTGCCGTACCGCCGCCGAGGAATGTGGAGGCGGTCCCGACGAGCGCCCCTAAGCGCACATAATTGTTCGTCACAACGCGCGGCCAGGCGGTTCCTGAGTTCTGCGAAACGTCCACGGATAGGCTGGATACAAAGGCGTTGTTGACGTAAAGGTCGGCCGTTGCCGTGAGTCCGGAGATTGAACGCAATACGATAGCCGCACTCACCCCGGCAGCCACGCCGTTGTAGGCCGTCATATCGAACGTTCCGAATGTTTGAGCAGTGTTCGCCGAACCGCCAACGCCACGGGTTGACAGTTGGAGGCCGCCAGCGGCGTTGACAGACAGACGGAATATTCCGTCTGTCGTGGAGTTGCTGCCGATGTCGATGATGGTTTCCGTGGTCCCATTATCCGCCGCGTGAAACAGGTTGAAGGCGAACACGTGCGCCTGGCCGGCGAGAATGGCTGGGAACAGAGACGCCGGCAGGTTGACATAGTTGTCCGAGCCGTTCAGCGTGAGCCATCCTGGGGTTGACGTGAGTTGCGTTCCAGCCGTGCCGCCGATGGCAGCGGATGCGGCTAGGTCGAACGCATCCGTCAGCGTTGTTCCGGTGTTTTCGGTGCACGAATAGAGCGCGGCATTGATGCCGGATAGCGAGAGCGCGGAGCGCGGCTTCATCGCCACCTTGTTGGAGATATTACGCATAGCTCAGTCCCTCCACGGTGATGTAGGCGTAGTTCGTGCCCACCACAGGCCCGAGGGTGATGCGGACTTTTTTCACCGAGTCAGAACTGCTGAAGGTCATGTGGACCATCTGCGCAAGCCAGTTGGCGGCGGTCGCGTCTGTGTTGGCGATGATGTATGCGTTGCCCGTGTAATTCGCGGGGGCTGCCGTGGTCGGGCCTGCGCTGGTGTTGCCGACAGCGATCAGATACAGGTCGGTAATGGCCGTGTCGCTGGTGATCTCGATCTGACTGTCCGGGTTGATCGCCAGAACGTCCGGGTATCCGTTTTGCAGGCGGGTCGCGCCGGTTACGTCATCACCAGGGTTCACCGTAGCCAGTATGTAGTATGGGATCAGGCTGGCGGTCCCTACGCCGTCAACGAGCAGTCTCTGGGTAGGTGTGCCGCTGACGCTGGGCGTGACCAGGTATCGAGGATTGGCCTCGCCGTAGTCAATGACGTGGGCGGCGCCATCCGGGGTGTACTGCTGCATCCCACCGCGTTCGTTTTGATAATTCAAGTTATTTCTCCTGTCGGGGAAGTTCGTCGGCCTCGTCGGCCTTGTCGGCGGCGCCGGGTTCCTGGGCCGGCTCGCCGGCTGGAGCGGCCTGGCCCTGGTCGTCTACGCGGGCCGGATCGGTGTCGAACACCAGGTCCAGCTCATCCATGAGGTCGAGCTCTTGCCGGCGCGCCTTGAACACGTCCTCGGCGTCGAGGCCGCCGGCGGTGTCGGCGATGACGTCGGCCACGGTGGTAAAGCCGGCGCGCACGGCGAGACGGTAGGCGGTGACCTCCTTGGTGGGGTCGATCCAGCTCCAGCCGCGCGGTTTGAAGCGGACGGCGCGGTATTTGTCCGGGTGGCTGTAGTAGTCGGGCACCCGGACTTCGCCGGCGAGCACGGCGGCGTCGAGCCAGTCGCGGTGGATCTCGGCGCGGAAGTTGCGGATCAGCCAGCCTTGCAGGATGCGCCACAGGGCGCGGTCGTCGAGCAGGGCGAGGCGCGAGCTGGAGTAGTTGCTCTGGCTGTAGTCGCGGCTGAGGCTCTCGTAGCTGACGCCGACGCCGGCCGCGGCGCTGCGCAGCATGAAGCGCATGAAGGGCTCCAGGGCGGCGTTGGGGCGGGTGGGGTTGAAGCCGACGAAGTCCTCGCCGGGCAGCAGCTGCTTGAAGGTGCCGGGCTCGCTGTCGATGACGCGTTGGTTGAACTGGACGTCGTCGCCGGCGCCGGGCTCGGGGGCCTTGATGAAGCCGACAATGTTGGCCGAGGCCCGGGCGGCGACGATCTCGGCCTCGGCGTAGCCGGCCATGTCGTTGAGGCGCTTCAGGGTGGCGTGGAACCAGGGCACGCCCCGGGTCTGCGGCCAGCGGTCGATGACGTAGAGGTGGATGATCTCGTCGGCCGGCACGCGGATGAAGGCCGCCGGGACGAAGGTGGTGAACTGGTAGTCGCCGGGGTGCACGGGGTGCAGCCAGTAGGCGACCGGGCGACCCCAGGCGTCGACCTCCACGCCCATGCGGATGGCGTTGCCGTTGGGTGCCCGGGCGGTCTGCCACTGGTCCATGAGGCGGTCGGCCTCGATCACTTCGAGGGCGAACGGGATGGGGCTGCCACCAAAGGGCTGGCGCACCTTGCGGATCAGGACTTCGCCGGCCTCGACGATCTGGGCCATGATGAGGCGCTCGAGGTCGGCGAAGCCGAGCAGGCCGGCGGTGTGGCAGGTATTCTTGCCGGCCCACTTGGCCCAGGCATCCTCGATCTGGTCGTTGACCTCGCCGACCAGCTTGCCGCGGCTGTTGGCCACCAGGGCCTGGAGGCCAATGCCGGTACCGACGACGTTGTTCTGGACGATGCGGACGGCGTTCTTGGCCGTCTCGTTGTCGCGTACCAGCTGGCGCGATCGGGCGCGCAGGAGGCGCAGGCTGGTGATGATCTCGCTGTCGGCACTGGTGTTGAGGGCGGACCAGTCGCCGGTGAGGCGGTTGATCTGGGCACCGGCGTACATGCGGGCACCTTCGTTGGCCTTGGCGCGGGCGGCGTGCTGGCGTTCGGCTTCGCGGCCTGCCTTCCAGGCGTTGAGGATGACGGAGCCGGGCTGCTTGACGCGCTCGGCGTTGTACCAGGGGACGGCCATCAGCGGAATCTCACCATCAGGTTTTTCGGGTTGCCGAGGCCGTCTGAGATGGACTGGGCGGCGCGCTCGTTCTGGACCTTGGTGCGCCAGTAGGAGATGACTTCGAGGATCTCGGCGGCGGCGTAGAACTCCATCGAGCGGGCGCCGATGGTGTATTTCTTGATCTTGCCCTGGCTGGACTTGAAGCTGGCCAGGGCGGTCTCGGCGTCGGCCAGGGCGCGCTCGGCCTGGCTGCGGCCGTCGTAGCCGGCGGCCTGGGCGACCGGGTCGGCGGTGACCTCGACCTGGCCGCGGGCGATGGTGATGCGCTCGCCGGTGGCGGTGAGGATGGCGGCCCAGAACCAGAGCCCGGCCGTGAGGGCGGCGCTGGCGCTGGTGGTCAAGCTGGTCTTCCAGCCCTGGCCGTCCGTCTGGGCGCTCAGGGTGAGGGGCGCACCCGGGCCGCGCAGCTCGTAGGTGAGCGCGTAGCCGGCGGCGTCGTAGCGGCGGCCAGCGGCGTCGACATAGGGCTCGTCGGTCCAGCTGGCGCTGTCGCCGGCGATCAGGGTTGCGGGCAGGGGCATCACCACCTCGTGGCACTGAATCCACCCCGGTTCGGGGCATTAAAAAACCCGCTCGTAGCGGGTTTCGGGTCGGGTTGTGCAGACGTCTGCACGGGTGTTTCCTGGGCCGCTGGCGGGTCGGCCGGGGCCTCGAACAGGTTGGACTGCTTGATGCGGGCTTCTTCGGCGGCCCAGCGGTCGTCCTTCCAGAGGTTGAGCTTGAGGCTGCGGGCGGCATGCAGGGCATACACGGCGCAGTCCAGAGCCTCGTTGCGGACGCCGGATTTCTTCTGCCAGACCTTCTTGTTTCGGATGCTGCGGTGCGGAGCCTTGACCTCGGCGGTCATCTGCTCATACCAGTCGGGGCGGACGCCGCTGTACCAGTGCATGCGACCCGGGCCGCCGCCGGTGAGCTTGATGCGGCCGGCGCCAGCGTCGTGGCCGAGCAGCAGGTCCTTGGCCCGCTGGGTGCCGACCACGAAGGGGCGCAGGCCGTACTTGTGGGCCTTCTGCTGGCGGTTGGTATCGACCGCGACCTTGGGCGGGCTGAAGATCTCCCGGCCCTCGTCGATGGAGGCGCCCTTCACCGCCATGAAGCCGCGCGCCATCCGCTTGCGCACGTAGGCGTAGACGGCGTCCGACGTCTGGCCGTCCGAGCTGTCGATCGACACCGCCCGCACGCTGAGCCGGGCACCGCTTTCGTGCGGGATGCGCTCGGCCAGCAGGGCGTCGAGCTCGATCCAGGCGCCCTGCTCCGGCACCACCGTGGCGCCGGGGATTTCGCCCCAGTAGATGAGCCAGGACTCCTCGCCGCGGCCCCAGGCCCAGATTTCGACGGCCAGGCGGTCATGTTGCACGTCCACCCCGGCGGTGAGGAGCACGCCTCCCCAGGGAATGGTCAGCTCGTCGTAGGCCTCGGCCCGGGCGCGCAGGGCCTCGATGTCGGGAAGGTCGGTCTGGTAGGCATAGGCCCGGCCCAGGGTGTTGTTGACGAAGGCCCGCATCTTGGTGTCGTCGCCCTGCTTGAGGGCGTGCTCAGCCACCAGCAACTTCTCGACCAGACGTTGCATGATCGAACCAGGGAACGGACTGTACAGCTCGTTGATGGCGAACCCGGCGACGCCGTAGAAGGCGGCGTGGGCCTGGGGCCGCAGGTTGCGCACGTTGCGGTTCTTGTCGGCATCGGTCCAGGCGCCACCACAGTGCGGGCAGTGGTAGCGCGCGGTTTCGGGCCGGGCCTTGCCGAATACCTCGTGGTTCAGCTCGGGATCTTCGTCCCAGCGCACGTTCGACCAGTCGAGCACATGCCACTCGTCGCAGTGGTGGCACGGCACCAGGAACTGGCGCTGGTCGGACAGCTTGTAGGCGGCCTCGATCCGGCTGATGCCCTCAATGGTGGGCGTGCCGCCGAACACCACCTTGCGGCGCGCGTAGGACTTGGTCCGCTCCTCCAACAGGGTGATGGTGTCGCCCTGCTCGCGCACGTTCTCGTTGCAGTCGTCCGGCTCTTCGACACAGACCACCGGGGCCGGCGTGGACTTCACCGAGCTGGGCGAGTTGGAGCCCACCAGCTTCAGGAAGCCGCCCGGGAAGCTCTTGTACTCGGCCCGGTTGTTGCGGTCCCGGCTCTTGTGCACCGGGATCTTCGCAGCCAGCCTGGGCGTGGCCTCGACCATCGGCGTGAACTTCTCGTCGTTGTACTCCTTGGCCGCCTGGTCCTTGGCGAACATGACGATCATCGGGCAGGGGTCGATGTCGATCCGCCGGCCGATGTAGTTGTTCAGGACGCCGTCGGTCCAGGCGATCTGGGCCGACTTCATGGCCACGACCTTGGTGACCGCCGGATCGTCCAGGGCCTCGTGGATGTACTTCACCCAGGGCGTGATGTCCGGGTTGTAGCGCCCTGGACGGGCCGAGGCCTTGGCGCTGATTCCGCGATGCCTACGCGCCCACTCGGTCGTGGTCAGCTGTTCCGGCGGCGTCAGCACCGCCGCCAGCCGGCGCAGCAGGACTCGCACAGCCTGGGTCGTATCGACCGAGCTGCTCAAGTGCGGCGCGGGTGTGTTCATTCAGGATCGTCACGTCCAGGTCGATTCCGTAGAGGGCATCGAGTTCGGTTTTGAGTTTGTCGTCGCGGGCCAGCAGCTCGGCCTTGAAGGCGCCGACCATGTTCATCAACTCGGGCTCCAGCTGCTCGACGTTGACCAGGAGGCCCTTCTTCTCGGCCACGGTGAGCAGCTTGAGCTCGCGATCAACCCGCTCGGTCAACACCCGCTCGCGCACCAGGTCGAGGCCGTCCTCCGACTTGTGCCCGGCCGCTTGACCACGCAGGTGTCGGATGTAGGCGACGCGGATGGCGTCCAGGCCGGCGGCGGTCCAGTCGATGCCCAGGCGGGCCAGCAGCTCGGCCACGGCCTGCTGGCTCATGTCGAGGTGG